TATTTTTGTTCCGTCTGGAAAACGGTTTAATACACGTTTCCAAAAATTTAATTCGGCAATTGCTGCCTCATCACTGGATGCGAGAAAGTCTCTATCAGAAACTCTATGTCCGTCTCGAACGACTACATATTTAGTTGGTTCAGCCGATTGTTCGTCTAACGTAGAGAATTTACTCGTATTATTTATGCCCATATATTTATTTTCTGGTTTTTGTTTTGTTTATTTCTGTTAAAATGAAATTGGCTATTTTTTTGGCTTTTGTGTCGGAAATAATAATGGCATCAGACCAAGGAATGCCTGTTCTCAATATATTCCAACACCAACGTAATCTTTCTTTAAATCCCAGAGGACGATCAGAACACATTGGTTTCCACATAGAGAACTCAAAATTAGAATATGCATCCCCCGAAAATCTATGAATTTCAAAGATTTCACATCCACCATCACATGTCGTGAAGTGAAATTTTGAATAGTCTCGTTGATTCATCATTCTTCAATATCCTACACTTCTTTTAGATTGTCAACCAGTTATAGATTTTTTAATTCTTTCCTTTCTTTCTTGGTCAATGATGTTATATTGACACAACACATTCTATGAATGTTAATTTTTAGACATTTAGAACTATATTTATATTAATATGAATCCAAAATTATCTGATATAGCCGTGGATGTAATTCGTGAGAATGAAGTTAAAATAGATGATTTATCCGATCAATTTGAAGTGGGGGAGAGAGGATTAGAATATCTCAAAAATGAAATCTCCAAACTCAATCTTAAAGCAGCCAAGTGGAAAGTTCCTGGCATTGAATTGAAAGTTATTAGTGAACGTAAAGTAAATGATACGTCTGATAATTTGTGGGGTGGACAAGAAGTAACCGGAATAAAGAAATACTACACAGTAAAAATTGAAGGCGATGCGCCACAAGTCGAAGGATTTCAGTTTATAGGTAAAATAGAACACACCCCTACTGGAGAAAATATTCTCAACATCTCACCCAATTCAAAAATCAAAAATTTGCCTGAAGTTTATAGAACGATAAAAGGTGAATGTGATGTATGTAAATCTAATAGGGAAAGGTTTAATACATTTATTCTCCAACTCGAAAAAGATTCTGAAAAATTTCCAGATAAAAAAGAAGGAGACTTGATTCAAGTCGGAAGTGCATGCCTTAAAAGATTCTTGCCTGGTATAAGTGTTTCTTCATTGATGAACTATGCCAAAATTATAGAAGCAATCCGTTCATTGAAGGCTTCGGATTCTGAAAATGAACCCGAGAGTGAAAATGATAGAAGTATGCCGGATATTTATAAAAATCATATCCCATCAAAAACATTTATGAAATATGTAGTATTATCATATCTCGCTAATGGAAAATTTGTAGCAAAGAAAAATGCCAATTATGAAATAGGAGAGTATCCAACATCCGAGGAAGCGTTGAACTTAATGTTCAATAATAAAAGTGAATTGCCTATAATGAAAAAAATTAAAGCCAATTCTACACTTTTGAATCATGCGAATGATTTATGTGAAAAGGTAATAGACTGGATGGAAAAAACCAATTTTTCAGAACTTGGTTCCGGACAACCAGATTTCATGAACTATTACAATAATGTAAATGTTTTGTCTAAGTCTCCAACGATAAGAGCAAAGAATGCCGGATATTTTGCAAGTATTTTAGCATTATATCTAAGACATCATAAAGATTTAAACAAAAAACAATCGGACGGAGAAAAGATTTACGTAGGGAAAATAGGAGACAAAATCACCTTTCACGGAAAGTTAATCAAATTAAAATCGTTTAATTCACAGTGGGGAATATCGGTATTACATGTCTTCGAGGATTTAGATGGAAACAAAGTAAATTGGTTCACTAGTACCGATTCAGGAATGATAGAAGGAGAAACCTATCCTATTACAGCGACTGTAAAATCACATCAAGTTGATAAATATTCTCAATTACCAACCACCACGGTAAAGAATGCCAAAATCAACAAAATGTAATTCTTCTTCAAGAAGAGAACAGATACGCCTACATGTAGGATGTTTGATGCGGTTGTTTAGAGAATATAGATCCTCCAAACGAAAGAAATTTACAAAGACTTTCCTCAAAAGAGGGTGGTTCTTTATTAAAGGAATTCTTAGAGCTATTATTTAGATTCTGCCGACTTTACATCTCTGTAATACCATTGGTCATATTCACCACGGCATGCTGTATAATCTGCTTGATGAATTATTCTAGGAAGATTAGTTCTTAAATAGTGGTCGGGGTTGTATTGTTTTAAATATTTCTCGGCAGATTCATTATACATACCATCAGCCAATTTGATTCCAAAATATTCCTTCATCGACATACTTATTCCATTTTTTTGTAGAATAAATATTGCTCTATCTGTTACTTCCATGTATTGAATGTTTGGATTTAACTTATAGATTTCTCCCCTTCTTGTTTTCCAATCTTGGTCTTGGGGAACGTAATATTCTCCTTGTTCTTTATCTCCCAATTTACCTAAATCATGATGCATGGCAGAAAATACCATTTCTTCGTCTGTAAAATCTATAACGGCTCCGGCCAACTGGAATAACTTTTTACAAGCAAAAGAAAGTTTGATGACACGCATAATGTGAATCAAATATCCTCCTGGTTGAGCCAAATGAAAATGTTCACATACCGACGCTGGAGACATTATAGTGGTTATTCCGTATTCTTCACTAGAATACAACTTTAAAAGTTTTTCTCGTCTATCTCCTACAAACGATGTATCAATTAGTGAAATAAATTCATCGTAATTTTGTTGTAATTCTTCTTCGTTGAGTTGTGGCTTTTCTATCATGGTATATATTATCATTTCTACATCGGATGCACAACTTATTTTATTACATAAAATGTCGTCTTTTAGAAAAATCCACAATATTTATTTTAAACACACATAACCTATGATATTCAATTCACCGTTAAATGATTACAATGCCTGGAGAAAAGGACCAAAACATCCCTCCGAAATTGCCGAAGAAGAAGCACTACTTCACAGAATAATCCAAGAACAAGTCGCAGCAGCCGCTGCTGCAGCTGGCGTGGCCGCTGCCGGCGGTGCAGGTGGAGTTCCACCACTTACTTTTTTTAGTCCTGTAGCTCCCGCTGCACCATTGAATACTTCAGCATCACAAGTGAGCGGAACATTGTCAGTAAGATTCTCTTGGTCCAGCGCAGACAGTGACGGAGAAGCATTCGTAATTCAACGTTCGACAAACAATGGAACCTCTTGGAATGTATTGCCTACAACTGGGTCAATTACGACTGGTTCATTTGCTTCAGGGTCGGTAATGACATATCTTGATAAAACGGTATTTACACCAAGTACCGCTTCTTACAGAGCGTATGCAATGAAATTAAATGTTGCTACTCCTATTAGTTCAAGTTTCAGTCTATCATCGAGCGTATTCGTGTTGAGTGGTTCGATAGTTCCATAAACAATTAATTATAAAAACGAAGAAGCCGGATGAAAATCCGGCTTCTTTATGTCCACGCATAAAAAAGGCCGGAACCTTAAGGTCCGGCTTGATATTCATATTGGCGGATAGCTGAGGAGTCGAACCCCACCCACATTTAAGGAGCAATCTGTTTTCGAGGCAGTTCCAGAACCCTGTCTGGTTAACTATCCAATATTGGCGGAGAGTGAGGGATTCGAACCCCCGCACCCATTTAAGGATGTCCACAGCTTTCCAAGCTGGAACCTTACCACTCGGTCAACTCTCCATAGATGATGAAACTTATTACCTGCCAGAATCACGTCTTGGCATACATACTCCACTTTAGGTCGGAGATAACCTGACACGATCTTCAGTTGAACTAAACAACCTACTTGTTGCTCGTGTTTACACCGCTAGTATCAAATACGACGGCGATTTAATATAGGTGTTCATCACCTGTACATAAATATCATATTGAATCAAAAATGTCAATATAAAAATTCATCTGAACCACAATGCTTCGTAATGATTCAATTCTCCGTTTTGAAATAATTTTTCCCAATCAATCGATTTTTCTCCCTTGCAAATAGTCTGAAGAATATGTTTCTTGATTCTTAATCCTCTTTCATAAGCAAGACGGTCTGCCTCATTCATATAATCCTGAACACGAGTCTTACATTCATTGAATTCTTTTGCATCAGGATCATTGATGCAAATTTCACACCCACCACAATTACATGAACTATTATTACAGTGTGGACAAATGATTATTGCGGTATCGCATAAATCGCACCAATCGACTGTATATTTTCCCTTCCATTTTCCAAAAAAAATTTCATTTAATATTTTTTCACTCATTGTTTATAATCCACGTTAAGAATTTTGACAGAAAGCTGTCTATTGAGAGTAGGCGAATACTCTGGAGTGACGGGTCGTAAAACGATACCTTCACCATTCTGTTGACCGTATTTATAACTATTAGCAATCTCTTGAAGTTTCGTTACGTTCCAGTTATTATCTAATACAAATGTGTCTCCGATTTGTTCAACAGGAGTCAAATCAAGGTCGGCACAGATGGCTTTGATATAATTCCAACTATACCATTCTCCATTATTCAGGTTACGCACACTAAATACACGAAAAGTCTTTTCTGATAACCCCATTCGATTACTTTGAATACTAGGGCCGACTGCCTCAGCTTGAATGGCCACATTAAAATTCCGTCGAATTAATTTTTGAACTAATCCAAGTTTGTTTACAATCGTCCAGAATCCTGTTCCTTCTTTTTGTTCAAGTTTTCGACTACAAACACGGACCTTTCCATCTTGGTAAATAATAGTACAAGAACTTCCGTCGGCTTTACCTGTGATATAACATTCTTTTCCTCGTAATTCTTTTAATATATCTTCTCCATATTTTAATAAATTCTCTTCGTCTGTAACAGGGATAAGATTTGTTGGAAAAAATCCAACGGCTTCTGAACAAATTGGTTCTGGTTTTTCATATTTAACGATTCCTAATTCTTCTGTAACATCCATTCCTTCAATAAAAATCCATTCTTCGCTACATGGTTTATCACCACCATCTGGCTTTGGAATGACCGAAAGAGAACACACAAGACCCTGTGAAGGTGCTCCCTTGAAACGAGAATTCCAAATGCGATATTTTTGACGTTCCAAAAATGAAAAAAATGGATTGGTAGAAGGAACAATGGTGTCAATAGTAATAAAAACTACTAATTGACCTTCTTGAAATTCACCTTTTTTGATGACCACAGGCCACTCCTTAATTTTGGCTACTTCAAGCCTTTCCACTTCAGGATTAGGATGTACAGAAATTGAATGAATTTTTTCGATTGTTGCTAAATCTTTCATGGGAGTTAATATACAGGAGGAATAGAAGAAGTCAAGAAGATTGAAGAAGAAATTGGCTGGGGATGTTAGAATCGAACTAACACATCGACTTTCAGAGAGTCTTATGCTACCACTACATCAATCCCCAATAAAATTGGTGTTCCGTTTGGGAATTCAACCCAAGTTTCATAACCCGTTCAATTTCTTCGGGTACAAACACTCAGTAACTAACCTTTGGTGACTAACTCCGAAGGAAGTAATTGCTTCGTAGTATTTTATTACTACTCGTGTAATCTCCATCAGTCACGATTTTGATCCACGCATCGCCAGACAATTACATTTTATTCTATTGTGTTTCCTTTGAAACAACCGAACACTAAGATTTTAATAAAAATAACGTCAGAATCCAAGCCCTACGTTCTATCCTCGTTAACCTGAACGGAATATCTTTTTGTATCATCCGTATGGTCTTAATAGATTCTCGTAACGTCATAAATTGGTGGAGCTAAAGAGAATCGAACTCTTATCTCGACTATGCCATAGTCATGTCCTACCGTTGAACGATAGCCCCTAAAAATTAACAAGATGCTGAATTTACTCTTGTTTGAGTGTCCCTTTTACAACGAACAAGGTTGTCGCCTTTCGGCAATTGCTTTTAATATAGTTTTTTGCTGCAACAGCATCTTAAATTGGTAGCGGAGGTTGGAGTCACACCAACCATAGAGACTTTTAATCTCCTGCGTTATGAGCGCAGGTAGCATCTTCCGGCTTGTCTCCGCGATAAAGAACAAATTGGTAGCGGATATTGGAATCGAACCAATCTAAAGGAGCTTATGAAACTCCTGAGTTCCCAGAACTCTAACCCGCAATAAATCCTACTCTATATATAGTATCACAGATATCAAAATTGTCAAATCCGTTCCGCATAAAAAGAATTTTTATACCAATCAAATTCCTTTGCTGTCTTCTTTCTATGACAATTTGAACACATTATATCACATTTTTCGATTTCTCTAAGAATCGTATTCCAGTGTTGTGTTCTTATCATCTTAGCTATTCCATATCTTTTTTCTTCTTTATTACGATGATGAAAATCCAATACCCTCAAATCATCTTCGCCACAACTCATACAAGATTTATCTTTTAAATATTCTACCAATCGTTTATTATGTTCTTTTCTATGTTCCGAATTGAATTTTTTTGCTTTTTCAAGATAGGAATCTCTGTTATTTAGATAGTGTTGTTTAACATAAATTTTATGACAAATTCTACATTTATTATTGCGTTTTCCTTTTAGTTTATCTCTAAATGGAAAATCTTCCTCGTTTTTAACTTGATGACATGATATGCACTCTTTCATGCATATAAGTATTGTGTGGTTTCAAAAACAATCAAAATTTCGAGACACTATATTAAATCCCAAAGTCTTTTTATTGAAGTTTCAGGTAATTCTAATGATGTACAAATATTGATAAAATTCTCGGTAGGTGGTTCAAACTCTTTAGAGTGTAAATGTTCCCTTCCTCGTATTTCACAAGATGATACATAAATTTCTTTAACATCTGTTCTGGAATTTTTGAATTTATCTCTGATTTCTCGATACGGAGAAACTGTAGAAACTACAACCGTCACTCCTTGATCGGCAATGTATGCCACGAATCGTTGTAGAATTTCAAGTTGTTCAATTCTATATGACTTTGTGAAATTTTCTTTGTTATAATTGTTCCCAAAAATGATTCTCAAATCATCTCCATCAATATGAAGTATTGGAAAAAATCCTTTCAATTGAAAGTCTCTCTTTAACAATCTGGCCAATGTAGTCTTGCCGGAACCAGGTTGACCTATAAACCAGTATATCATAATTCTATTGTCTGTGGTTCATGTTTGTTTTCTGTTTTTGGTTCAAATCCAATTTGTTTACAAATTTTTTGTATAACAATAAGATTTTCCATATCATGACCGTCGTAACACCATTGAAGTTTCTTTTTTAATTCATCCAATTCCCATTGGGATAGAGGATTGTTTCTTCCATTCCTGA